TCGTATCTAAGGTAGAGGTCATCGAAAGACCCACTGCCAAAGTGATCGTAGAGGCCAGGCACATCGTGAGGACTGAAAAGAGAAATGCTTTCCGAACGTATGAATCTTTCATAAAATAATTTTGAAATTTGTATACTGTAATCAAGTTTTCTAACTCTATTATCTTCTGTACCTTTGTTGTTCTTTAAGACGAGGATGTCTTCGATTTCTTGGTGCCAGATTGGGAAGTGTACTGTTGCACTGCCTCCCCTGATGCCATTTTGAGTACAGCATCGAACAGTTGACTCAAACTTTTTAAGGAACGGGACGACACCTGTGTGCTGCACTTCCCCTCCCCTGATTTTGGAGTTGATCCCCCTGATGCGACCCGCGTTAATACCGATACCTGCCCTTTGAGCGACATATTTGCCAATAGCCATATCACTGCTAAAGATAGAATCGAGGGTGTCATCAACATCAACCAGAACGCAACTTGCAAATTGACGAATGGGGGTTCTAACTCCTGCCATGACGGGGGTTGGGATGTTGATCCTGTGCTTTGAGATTGCGTTGTAGTATCGTTCGACATAATCGAGTCTCGTATCTTGTGGGTAATCTTGGAAGAGAGTAGTCGCAATCATGATGTACATGTACTGCGGTGTTTCAAACACCCTACCTGTACTTCTATCTTGTACAAGATATTTATCGGTGACCTGTCTTAATCCTGCGTAAGTAAATAAAAAGTCACGATCATGATCGATCATGCTATCAATAGTATTGAGTTCTTCTTGTGTATACTTCTTAAGTATATCAGGATCATACACACCTTCAGTCGCACAGTCATGTATATGTTCATACAATGTTGTACGCACGTCTGGATGATCTCCATAGACTTGCTTCCTCAATCCAAATAATAATAGACGAGCAGCAACAAATTGATAGTTAGGATTATCTAAAGAAATTAAATCATTAGCAGATCTAATTAAGATTTCCTGTATATCAGCAGTAGAAATACCATCAAACAATTGAAGGTTAGCATTCATTTCTATTGCTGACTCAGAGACACCTGCAAGGTCGTTACAGGCATGCTCTACCATAAGATGTATCTTATCAAGGTTCATGCCCTCAATAGTTCCATCTCTCTTGTGTACTTTAATGCCGTTGCTCATACGTTTTTCCAATCGTTAAATTTTAGTTTTGCTTCTAATCCCTGATAGACATTTGTTTCTACCAGTTCTTGCACATTGCGTCCAGCAAGGTGCATATCATTTATATCCTTTTCCTTTACGGACTTAGGGAAGATCACTACCTTTTCTCCTCTGTCGATTGACTTGGAGATTCGCTCACAGATTTCTCTGTTGCGAGGTTCGTTATCATAAACCCAAATATAATCGCTCCAACCAAACGACCTACAATCAACGCTGGACCCAGCCATCGCAACGGAATTATCCAAGAAGAGGGAATCAAACGGTCCCTCCACGATGTAGATTGTGTCATTGGTTTTGATCCTATCAAGTCCATAAAGTTTAGTTTTATCTTCATCAAAGAGTATGGTTACATACCTCATCTTTGACTTAGGTGCAAGAGATCTCCCTTGAACACCAAACCAGACACCTTTTTCATCAATCAAAGGAATGACAACACGAGGTTGATCATTCTTAAGATTGTTAAAGGCATCTGGTTTCTTTGTATTGATCCACCTCTTGAACTTATCCGTATAAAACAAGCAAGATAATTTCTCTTGTGGAATCTTACGATTCTCTAGAAAAATTCTTGCAGGGTGTACGTTATTTAGTTCAGAAATAGATTGTAGATCTGATACTTTTTGTGCAAACGAGGGTTTGCTATTTGTCCACTTGGGAGTCGCAGTTCTGGAACCCTTTCCCGCATTACCATTACGATATTTCTCCATGACATATTCATCATAGAGATCAAACGCTTGATCCTTAAGGAAGTTACCAACAGTCCTACCAAGACTGCAGTTATGACATTTAAATATATACTCGTTCCCCTTGAGGAAAAAGTATCCTCGTGCTTTATTCTTATGCTTCTGCGAATCCCCACAGTAAGGACACCGAAAGTTATATAGTCCTGGTTTAACAGACTTAAACTTGTCTAGGCGACTTCCGACAAACCGTATGTATTTGTCGTCAACGAAGTCCATGCAACCTGATTTGGGATTGATTCAAGTGTAACAGGTTGACCTTGGTTTGTCAATGGTTTAATTATTTTCTGTCCGACTGGACTAACCACGAAAGATATAATAGCAAGACCACCAAAGATAGACCACATCTTCTTTTCCATGACTCTAAGACGGTCATCGACTTTTCTGATGTCCCTCTCGCATCCTTTTTTGATCTCATCTGATCTCCTGTTAACCTCTCTATGCAATGACTCTACCTTCTCAAAGAGTACTGCATCGATCCTATCCTGTTTGTCTAACTTCTCATTATGAACAGCAAGAAGTTGCCCCATCTTTACAGAGTTATCTTGTAAGGTTTCAACTACTCGTTCTAACCTTTCTATAATGGCAGTATTAACGTCAGTCATTATGAATTTTTTAATGCCTGTACTCTTTTATCCCAATAGAATTTAATTACTTGGTTAGGGTACAACCTCTTAACATATATCTTAGCATAATTTTCAGGTCTGTATATCTTTCTCAACTGTACTTTAATTTCTGCTTCTGACTTACCATAGAGCACATACTCCTGTGCATCATCATAACATATTAGATATGGTAAGTAATGACTTTTACTTTGGTCTTTCTCTTTACTATAAACGTCTTCCTTTACTGTATACTTACGCTTCTTCGGTTTCCTTCTTTGCAGTTTAGGTTTCTTTTCCTTATTGGAACCTAACATAGGATCAAAACCCGCCACAGGACCATTGGCATTAGAAGATCCACTGAATCCTCCTGTACCTGCGCTCATTGTTGGTGCGTCTTCGTTAATCACAATTCGTTTAGGATATCTTTTACATCATCGTCAATATCAACATCCTCAAGAACACCATAACCGTCGTAACGATTTAGATATATGAGAAATGTCTTTAGGATAGACCAGTATTCTCTCTCAAGTTTATACATGAGTAGAGGTGTGGTACCCTCACCAAATACATTAAACAATATGATTAGATGATTTAATATTAAATTAGTTCTAAGAACATTAGAGTTCAAATACCTCTTGAATAATCTCTTAAGGTATTTGAACTTCTTCATATCTTCCATAAAGTCATCTACGGTTACCGAGTGAGGGTTTTCGTAGTGCTTTATTGCAAAGAGAACATGATTGTGTTCTGTTAACTCATCAAAATACATTATATAAAAGGTTCAGTTTAGCTACCGAATGTAAGTGTGGCAGCTCCGTTTGTTCTCTTAGTTTCAGCACCCTTGCTTGTGTTAAGCACACAGCGATACTTGTAACCATCTAATGTATCACCAGCAAGTCCACTGTAAGCAAGTGTTGCTGTAGTGAAGTCTGCATATGTGATACCAGTGTCAAGACCATTAGCACCACCAACGATGTCTACCCAACGAGTAGTAGCGGTAGCTGTCTGTCTCTGCCACTTGTACTGCTTAGTACCAGACTGATCGACTGTAAATGCAGCAACGAATGTTCCAGCACCAGAAGATGAAGTGGAGTTAGCAGGTTGTGTACCAACTGTGATTGTCTCAAGTACATCAGCAGCGAGGGTATCGTCACCAAAGTCTCCAGAAGTACCAGCAGCAACCTTAAGAGGAACAAGACATTCTGCTTTATGCTTGGTGTCACCGTTATGTGTTACATATGTACGGTACTGCCACCAACCTGGACCTGAAATACCACGTGTTTTGTTCGACGCAATGCTGTCCTCAGTTGTGTCTACAAATACTAAATCATAGGAATTACTATCGCCACCAACAATTACATATTCTGCAACTGCTTTAGGTGGAGTTCTTCGTAGCACTGCAGCAGCAGCGACGGTTGCGGTTGAACCTGCATAATTCTTATGCAATTCTATTGCAGTGGTGCTAGTTACCTGTTTAACAATGTAGCTTACGCCACTAATGTCAAGCACATCACCTACAACTACGGCATCTCCTGCGTTCTTTGATACTGTTGCATCACCATTCGTGACACCAATAGTATTGCTGAATGCAGCAGAGTCAATTTTTCCTACGACAGACATTGTAATCTCCTCTTGGACAGTTTGTTAGTATTCCTATGATTTATTTATAAAATCAGGACTCTAGTAATGCTTTAGAGACAGCAGCGACAAGCTCGTCGTCGAGTTTATTCTCTGTCTTTGCTGCTGCTTTCTTAAGCAATTTAATTACAAAATCTTTTAAAACTGAGTCCAGATCTTCTGGTATTTTATCAACAGCCTTGTTAATGATGCTGATAGCGATAGGCATTAAAAAGTTAATCATGGTTTTAAATTATTACCTGATCTATATAGCCCTACTTATCTGGTGAGAATTTTCTATCCTTCATATAACCCCAACGTCCTTGGTGTACAGCACGTACACCCTTAGTTGATCTAGTTGATGAAGTCTTTAAACCCTTGCCACTAATGAAGTCCTTATATGTTTTGGACTTTTTGCCATACTTTTTCTCTACCTTATTACGCTTTGCTGATTCCTTCTCGGCAGCGTAGCGTTTGATCTTTGCAGCACGTTCGCTGTCGGAATTGTAGTCTTCTTGAAAATCTACTAGGTTCATACCTACTCCTCTACAAAGACACCACGGTATTTACGGTCATGATCCTCAGTCATCTGACGCATCATGCGTATCTTTAAATTCTCTCTGAGTTCTGCTTGTGCTTTCTGCAGTTCTTCATTGCTAGAAGGCTTTACTTCTTCTGCAACTACTTCTTCTACAGTTTCAACCTCTTCGCATGTTGACTCAGTTTTCTTTTTAGACTTCTTACGTAGTTCAACAAGTGCTTCTTCACGCATCTTGATTACTTTACCACGTACTTTACGTCTGTTGCGAAGATATTTATCATTCTTGTCATTCTTTTTACCGTCGTTGTCAATATCAGAATCCTCTTGACCTACGGCATCTAGTTTTTCTTGCATGAGTTCTTCCTTTTTAGGATTAACGATAACAGATGTACCATCTTTCAATGATTTTTTCATGTGCTTACCATTGTTAGCAGTTTGTTTTTCAGGCTTGGACATGTTCCCTCCAGTTATGGGTTTCGCCTAACTTACGAGCAACACCTCGTGCACCTCTACTTATAGAGCGAGCCGCACCACCTACTGCTTTTTTAAGACCAGATTTAATCTTGTCTCTAAGACCAGGTTTGTTATCTTTTTTAGTGGCAACTCCCTTGTTAGATACAACGGAAGCACCAGTTGGTTTACCTGAAGTAGTTGATCCTGAACCAGAAGACTTACTGTCTCCTGTTTTTTTACGAGCAGCAGCGTAACCAGCAGCAAAACCACCAGCAGCACTACCTGCTACCTCACCTGCACCACGTGCAACTTTCTTGACAGCACCGCCAGCTTTACTAGCACCAGACTTAACTGCCTTACCAACTTTCTCTCCAGTATTTACTGCTTTACCAGCAGCACTACCTACAGCACGACCTGCGGTAGCAGCGGCAGACTTAACTGCTGCTTTCACTTTCTCTTTACGAGAGACCTGTGGTTTAGACTCAGGTTTAGACTTAGACTGTAATCTCTTACGTGCCTCTGCCCCCTTATCCTTACCTAGATCTACATTCTTAGGTTTCTGCACTGCAACATTGGGGAATGCTGAATGCCTTGATGTTGCTTCATTAAGAAGACAAATATCATCAATTGCTTCTAAGGCTTCTGCCAGTAGACCTTCTTCTTCGATCTCTGCCAGAACTTCCTCTGCGATCTCTTCTAATTCTTTAAATGATAATTGGTCTAACTCTTCAGAGTCCCAATCAAAATAAGAATCGAGATCAAACTTTTCTTTAACTACTAAATTAAGATCTTGTGGATCCTTAGCAGTCTTAGTACCATCTTTATTCACAACAGTGTAGCGACCATCAGCCTTACGACCTGTAACTAGTACTTGTGTACCGCCTGTCTGAATAACACGACCTACATTACGATCTTGTGATTTGTTCCTATCAACAGTTGCCCGTTCAACAGGAAATCCACCATACCCTTCATCAAGTATAGGTTTAGCTTCATCATATCCTTTCTTAAGACGGTTACCCTCTGGTGGATTACCTTCTTTGATATGACGTAGAATTGTTTGTTGATCAGCAAAATTATAACCCATAAGGGCTGCTGCAACTCGAATATCTTTCGTCATGAATTATACTTTCGAAGTTGGTCTTTTAATATTTATGTTCTTTTGAAACTCTGAAAACTTTATAACTGCCTGTCCAGGTGTCATGGATTGAAGTGCTTCCCTATACTTATCTGTCCCAACCTTCCAATCATTTCCACTACCATCGTCAGCAGAATGATTAGATTGATCACTTAAATCATCTGATACCTCATGGATATCCTGTAACCAACATCGGAATTCATCACCGAACTGGTCATCTTTAAAGACAGCATAGTTAGGACCACGATGTACAATGGTTCCTCGTACACCTGTGTGCATTTGTTCTACTATCGTTCCTATCTGGAAGATCTCATTAAGAACATAGTGCTCTCTAAACTCTGCGAAATCTAACTTAGGAGCATACTCCCATAGTTTCATCTCATGTACTGACTCTCCTTTCTTACTCTTCTTCTTCGCTTTTTCAGGTGGAATCATCCCTGCCTTAACCGCTTGCATTAATGCTGCACTATCCTTCTTACTCATAGATCCAGAACCAAGATGGAAATTATCATGGTCATCACCTTGTGCATGCTTTCTCTGTTGGGATGCAGATAGTTTTTCTATTGGATCCTCACTGTCTGGGTTACGAGCACCAGCAGATTTGATATTAATACTCTTGAAATCATAATGTAATCCATTATATTTGCCTAACAACTTCTCAAACTCTTTAACCCTATCATCTCCCACAACCATAGTCACATGTTCATGACCTTCATCATTCAAATCACGTAGTATATCAAATACATTTCTCTGTGATTCATTATTTTGTATTGCATCCTTATGTCCCTTAAACATCTTACGCATGTGTCCTACCTTATCATGCGCTGAAAGGGGATTCTTTTTATGATCCTGTGATCTGCTAGGATAGATTCGATAATTACCTGAGTCTCCACCATGTGCTTTAACAGCGTCGAGGAGTTTGCCGTGACCAGCATGAGGAGGATTGAACCTACCAAAAGTAATCGCAACATGTTTATCCTCTGGTGCTTGAGATTTTGAAGCAGGTTTCTTTTGTCCAGTAGTAGAAGGTTTTACCTTCTTTTTATCTGCTGAACTTGTTGCTTCGTTTAAGAATTGTACGAACTTCATTAACTCCAATCTTTCGCTACAGTAAAGTTTGCCTTAGAAAATTCCAGTCTATCGACCAGTTTAAGGGCACTACCATCCTTAATTGCTACAAACCCTTCGGGTGCTGTAACACGATAGCCTTCGCCATCCTCTAAAAATGTACCTACACCTTCTATCTTATTAAGTCTTTTGATGATCTGCTGTTTAGCAGTTATCAAAGAATTATAACCAGAAAGCGCAGAATAAATCACAGTCTTGTTAGTATTTAGGTATTTAACTGCTGTTGTTTTTCTACCTTCCCATTCCTTTTGTGATTTCTCCGTCTTTTTCTTAGCAATCTCCGCATCATATTTAGTAGAAATGTAAGATACAAATCCTTTTAGTAGGGTTGTTGAACTAGAGGGGATACTACCTGCTCTAATTAAAGTATTAAAATATGTCTTAAAGAGAGCAGCAAATTCAAATGATTTCTTACCACCACCAATAAGATTTAAAAAGTTCTGACCTATCTTCAATTCTCTTCTAGCCTTACCTATACTTGCATTAAACTTTGACTTCTCCACTGTAGTGAGATTTGCTCTACCACTGACGTTAGTAAATTGTGCAGAGAATACTGCAATCTTTGGTACTCCTTGTAGACTTGATACATCAACACCAAAGGATGCATTACCTTGGATGCCATCATATGACGTGTGAAATACTATACCAATGTCACTAGCAGCAACCTTACTTCCAAGTTCTGTCTCTGATTCTATACAATATGTAATTGTATTAGGTTTAAACTTATAACATGCTATACCACACATCGTAACCTTGGGTGGTTTCTTAGTGTAAAGGAGATCTCCTTGGAGTATCCCATCAATAGGTAGTGCTGATAACTCTCTAAGACATGTCTTTAAAATACTATTAAGACCACCAGGATAATGAAGATCAATAAACTCTTCATCAAAACATATCTTTGGTTGGGTCTTATTAAATACTGACTTGGTACCTACGAAAAATCTTCCTTCAAGACGACCACATACTATAGCAGGAGCACCATCCCATTTAGTAGTGACCTTAACGTCGTTACCACCATGTCCAGTGGTTAACATATCTCGAAGTGATTCCAGAAACCCTATAGCATTATTTGCTCCAGCGTATCCGTTGTTGAAGATGTCATCTTCGAGGTGTTCTAGGTGAGTGTTCTTTGCCATGCTCTTATTATATCACACTTCGTACCGAATGGTAATCTGATTCATGCGGAGACCTCCTGCTGCTTTTCCACGTCCTTTTTTCGAAATACGTACACCCGCTACTGACATTACCTGTCGTATAACAGAGTCATCTATTGGCTTGACACCAGACTCAGTGAACATATGTGTGGCACATTTATCATCACCAGATCCAAACTGAAGTTCACCTGTCAAGCATTCCTTAGTCAGTTCATACTTAAATTTCTCGTAGACCCCACCTACCTGTGGATTCTTTCTGGTTCCTAAGATAGATTGCAGTTCATAGTTAAGTCCACCTGCTCTAGTTACATCAGACATCAAACGATCTGCTTCAGCAGCAGTTATGGTACCAGTATTATTCTCAAACTTGTTATTGATCTGTTCTATAACTGCCTGAAGGAACCCCAAGGTTTCTGTATCTGTCTTTGTACCATACTTTGATGCTGTCTTTCTCAAGACCTGTTCAAAAAATGTAACACTCTTATCGATACCAGCACTAGTCAATTGAAATGAGTCACCCCACTTCATACTACATCGATACTTAGTACCATTTTTAAGGAAAATAATATCAGTCTTTGGTTCAGTACCACCACTCAACTTCTTAAATGATTTGTGAAATGACTGTGCTGTACTAAGATTGTCTGGTGTTAAACCTTGGATAACATTCTGCGCAACAGTCTTAATCTCCTGTGGTATGCTCTGCATCTGACGTACAGATTCATTCCAAGTAGTTAATTGTTTGGAATCTAAAGCAGTTTCCTTACCCACAACAGGTCCAAGACCATAGTGCATAGCTGCCCATTCAAATTGGTTACCCTTATTAGCCATTAAAAAAGAGGGTTGTTACCCTCTATTTATTCCTGCATCACACTTCCTGTTCGCCATCGGCATTGATACAGCATATTGTTCTGCTCAATTACATATGACCCATCAGAATACTCCTCTAGAAGAATTCTTTTTGCTTCTGAAATGTGATCTGAATAAAACTTTAATGGTTGTACTCTACAGTCTCCACTCATGTGCTTTTTAAAAGTCTACTTAACTATATCTATATTATCATGATATCCTAACATATGCTGTTTTCTTTATGTTGTCTTTATGGTTCCTCAACATAAAGTTGCATAGTCTTAATAAAAATTTAAGGTGAGAGGAGGGAATACTTCTTACCCTCATGCTATGGGAATTGCTAAAGCAAGTAATAGTACATAACAACTTGAGTTCCCTTGGTCGGGGTTCTGTCATTCCTGACAGCGAGCACCACCTCTAACTCAATACCTTACCCCGCCTATTTCCAACAGGGTTATTCGGTCACTCTCTTGTTGAGCGATCAACTCAACAAATATAGTATAGCATAAAAAAAGAGGGTGTCAACCCTCTGAATTTGCTAGTGCGTCATCTGCTGCTTCTAACAGGTCAGTAACGTTTATCAGATTATCAATGTTAGCAAGATAGTCTGCGATATGCTTAGAGATATATGGTTTCTCTGTACGTGCTGAGTATGCTAGTGCATTCCTCAGTGCTTCTTGTGCCTCTCTGAGAGAGTATTCTACTTGTTGTGATAGTGCCATGTTAATTCCAGTGACGGATTACTCCGCTAATAATAAAACAATTAGTAATGAGATAAGTAAGAAAGATGAAAGATCGAACAAGGAGTACAAGATTATCATACCTCTTGGTCGATTCATCAGAGAACGAACCCAACGCATACTTCCATACTCTCCATACTTTAATGAGGGTCATAATAAACTATACCCACGATGATTGCTACTATTAATAAGATAGCAATCGCTCCAAAAATTAGATGCAATTAAATGTCTCCTGCCTTTCGGTGTTCAGAATGTTCAACAGTAAACTCACCAGTAGGATACCTAGCAGCAAGTTTCAATGTGTTGAGGTAGATTACCTCATCTAGTCTAACATCTAATGCTAATCCTGCTTGCGCAACATACCACATGATGTCACCTAGTTCTTTTTGAAGATGTTCCTTGTTGGCATTGTTATATTCTTTGCCTTGGAACTTCATCTTCTTAACAATCTCCATAAACTCACCTGCTTCTGCTACTAAACCTGAAGCAGCAGTATCGAGACGAGCAAGATTACATCCTTGAGCAACCAACTCTTCGATTCTTTCTTTATAATCTGCAGTTGTTTGAGAATGTCTTGATGTAGTCTTATCTACAAACGCAGTGTACTTGTCAAGATCTATCTCTAATTTATCAGACTTCTTATTAGTAGTCTGCTTTCTTTTAGATGCGGTCTTTTCTTTAATTTTTTTCTTTGCTTGATGTGCAGTGACCCTAGGGTCGTTGGCAACATCCTCAGCGTTCTTATAGGTATGATCTGCGATATCTTGTGCTTCATCAGTCATTCCATCTATCCTGTCACGAGATCTGGAACTTGCCTCTTCAGCCTTCTTCGCCATATCATCACTAAAATTAGGGTCGTCTGCCCCTATAAATGAATTACTCATACTTTCAGTTCTGCAAATGGTTTCTTAACGGGTTGTTCGTCTTGACCAGCATCAACTAAATTTTGCTGCGACTGATCACAATCATACAACCTCATTTTGGTTCTGTCAATACCTATAACAAATCTCTTATTCATTGTAGGATCATTATATCTATTCTTTAACTGTTTGACCATGATCTGATTTATCTGTTCCATGTCCTCAGTAGATATGAGAGCGAACATAAGATCAGCAGTAGCAGGGAGTCCAAAGGATTCTGAAGTGTCAGTAAGCTCAACATCACTATTCCCATAACCAGAACGAGTAGTTTGAGTAGCACTAACAATCGGTACGTTAAATTCTCCAGCAAGACCCCGAAGCTCTTCCGCAATCGCCTTAACATATGTGTAAGAGTTAACAATAGTTCCCTTGTATCGGGATGATGCACATATATTTAAATAGTCTACAAATATAATGTGTGGTTTAAATCCTTTCTTTAATGAGAGTTCATTTAAGAGTGCTTTAAAGTGACCCACATGTGCTGATGCAGTGGGGTATTCTTTGATGACTAACTTACCCTGTGTCTTCTTACTAAGACTATCTACTTTACGTTGATACTTATCCTTTGTGAATAAAGGATCACTTAAAGTTTGAATTGGTATGTCTAGGAGGTTTGCGTCAACTCGTTCAGCAATCTTCTCCTCTGCCATTTCAAGTGTAATATAGAGAACGTTGAACCCTTGCAGGAGACTGGCTGCAGCGCAATGGCACATGAATAAACTTTTCCCGACACCTGTACCAGCAAGAGCGATGTTGAGAGTTTTATTAGGGATACCACCTTTTGTAATCTTGTTAAAAAAGTCAAGGTCGAACGGGATCTTTTCTTCTTTACGGTGGTAGTAATCATACCTGTCTGGTGCATCTTTTAAATAATCGTGTCCAATATGGTCATCAAAACAAACACCAAGGGCATCACTCATAATAGAGGGGATAGCATCCTTGGTTCTAGTCTTGTCTTGTTCATCTGCAATCTTAATACTCTCCATGAGAGCGAGATAGATCGCACGTTCTTTGCACCACTTCTCAGTGGAGTCTAATAACCATTCTCGGTTGTACTGAGTCTCATCCAGCAAGGATAGAAGGTTTACAATCTCCGTGTAGGTAGATTCGTTAACATCTTTTCTCTTCTCTATCTCAATTTTTAAGGCAGAGGATTCTGGCAGCCCTTCGTATTTATCAATGTAAGATCTTATCTCACTGAAGACAACTTTATGTGTTAGATCTTCAAAGTATTCTTCTTTAATAAAGGGCAATACCTTTCTAGAAAAAGACTCCTCCTTAATCAGTTTGCTGATTATTATGTCTTGGATCATGTGTAGTGAAGGTAAGTGCCGATAATGTATTTGTCATTGCTGACTGGTTTCATTCCTGCATGTGGAAACATCCACGTAGGTGGGAAGATTAACAGTCTACCTGCTTTTGGTTTAACTGTAAAGTCTATGTCCTTAAAATACGTTTCGCCACCCTCCTCAACATCGTTGAGATAGAAGAAGAGTACGAGGAATCGACGAGCAGAATCATGGTCACCCACGTCAACGTGATAATCGAATCTATCGTGATTATTTGCTTCATAGTGTTTGAGTCTAATTTGTTCTAGTGTGTTCTTAGGTGGCCAATGTTCTCTACATCCTACCTCCATCATATACTTTTCGGAATATGATTTGATAGAAAGTAACAACTCATTATGTATCTTGACCCATACTTGTTTCGCTTGATGTTCTTTCCTCTCTGCTTCGAGAGTTATATTCATCGTGCTAAATGAAGGTCTACCATCCTGATCCCATCGTTCGGATGCTTCTGCATCTTCTTCATGGTATTGCTTGATGGTATTCCTACAAGTATTTTCATCTAAAACATTATCATAAACACGTATGAAGTGCTTAAGATCCATAGCTAAACTCCTTCTTCGCACACTCATCTAGTGCTTGCATTACTTCTGGTGTGAAATATTTCTCAGGATTTTCATACACTGACTTCGGATAAACTTTCGCTTCTCCAATTTCGTATCGATTCCCAACCTTTTTAAATACCTCGTACTTCTCACCAAGTTCAAGTAGTCCGTAATAGGAGTCCAGACCTCTCTCATCGTAGTATAACCTTGTAGTTATTTCTGCGTGTTCTTTTGCGAATCTCGATTTAGCACTCTTAGCTTTGATAAGGTTCCCAATAACTTCTTTCTGATCCTTTTCCTTTTTTTTACTGAGATAAATGATTGTACTCGCGGCATATTTGAGACCAGAGCCGCCTCCCATTTCTTTAGTAGGGATGTAACTGCCGACAACATCGTATGTGTGATTTGTAACTATAAGTGGAATGTTTGCTTTACCTAGTTTAAGAGTTAGGACTCTGAAAATAGACTTAACAACTTGAGCACGAGTCATATCACGTGTTTCCTTACCTGCTTCACTATCCTCAATCTCTTTAGTAGTACTGAGCATACCAAGAGAATCAAGAATAAACAAACAAGGTTTGCGATCTGAATCGGACTGCTGTAAATATTTATCTGTAACCTTCAGTGCTTGAGTACGGAACTCCTGAACTGTTGTAACAGGTACGAGATAGACACGAGTAGGATCAATCCCACGATCTTCTATCATCTGTCTAGAAATAGCAGATTCAGATTCAAAGTAGAACACTCCACCTTCAGGGTTCTGCTCTAAGAAAGAACGAACTATACTAAGAGCAAAGAATGTCTTACCAGTACTAGATTCACCTGCTAAAGCCGTAATCTTGTTAGATGGTAGACCTCCATAAATGCTACCAGAAAGGAGAGCATTGAAAATGTAACTACCACTATCAATAAAACTACTGACATCACCAGTAGTACCATCTGAGACGACACCAGCATAATCATTTTCTAATTCCTTAGAAATATCTGTGAAAAAACTACTTACCATTTTAACTCCATAGAAATTCCAACGTTGCTTGTGGTTCAGAGTGCCATCCCATTGTGTCTAATATAACCTTCAATGGTTCAAGGAAACTCTTGCTGAATTGTAGTTCATAGTCCACCTGTTTGTCAAGACCAAACTCCGTTGGTAAAGTTTGGAAGAATGAGATAACGTTCTCATTAATACGATTAGGTTTCTTAAGATATAAGAATTTAATCTTCTCACCCTCTTGTATGAGAGGATATTTATGTGTTAACTTATGCTTTTTCATGTAATGGTTATAAAGTAATGAACCACGTACATGAATAGGACAAGACTTACCATAGATTGAATGAGGTGAACTATTCTTAGCAATGTTATTACATCCTCTAGGGAATGCGATGTCCTCGAAAGGCATTGCTTCAAACTTCTTACGGAAATCAGTTACAAACTCTTGCAACTCATCCTCCGTACCACTCATCATTATCTCTAACGCTTCCTTAATCTTAGTGCGACAAGAACCAGGTGTAGAAGACTTAACTGCTTCAATACCCATCATCTTTAACTTAGGTTCCTTGTACTGAACACCTTCACTGTTCCAAACATTGAGGATGTATCGCTTCTTAGCAGTCCATATACCTTTGTTAGCGATGTTCTCTCGCTTCATGATCATCTTCTGATCATATGCATTTACAAAGGTTGCCAGTTCTTCATAAGAATTTTGGATATACTTCTCAAGTTCCACATCACACACCTTTTCAAGGAACCTAACAACACTCTTATCGCATGTCTCTCGCTCCTTGAATACAGCTTCAACCATAGGACCCATATGCAAATAAATGGAATCGGTATCACTAGCAACCACATAATCTTTACCCTCTGTTTTTAATACCTTATTAAGGTACATGTTCATTTTGTTTTCAATCCAACGGATGCTAACCTGCCCACTGAGAGTAATCGCCTCAGCATTAGATAGGTTGTAATATCTAAAGTACTGGTTTCCAATGGCACCATAAGCCGAATTGAGCTGGATCTTTCGAGCCATCTGGATGTTATTGAATCTACTAATAGATCTTTGTAGTTCGGCACTTGGTTGAACTTCATTGTCCCGCTTCGCTTGGAGCATTTTCTTCTTATATACCGTGCGGTCATCGTAAATCCTCTGCATTATTTCAGGAAGGAACCCAACCTTATCTCTACGGTACTGTGCACCATTAGCACACAGACAATACTCTGGGTTAGGTGTAACTTTCTGTTCCAATAACTTGTCAACAGATACACCAGAATATCTCTCATCAACTAATGTCTCAGGAGATATATTATATTGCATAATTAAATGAGGGTACAGTGAGTTGAGGTCAAAACTCACTACCCAATCGTACACACCTGGCTTAGGTTCCTTTACATATGCACCAGCATACTTGTCATCCTTTTTTGTACTGACTTTAGGCGGGGGAACAATTCTCCTCTGCTTCAACTCATTATAGATGAGAGTATCCCACATGCGAACCTGTGAGTACACATCATTCAAGTTTACCTTAGCGTCATATGCAAGAGTCAAAGCCAATTCAATCAACTTCATCTTGTCTTCCAAACGGTCAACGAGATTAACATCCTGTATATTGTACTCAACGAATCGTTGCCAATCACTTGTATAGAAATCTTTAAAGTTTTCAAACTGTGAATGGTCTAACTTATTCTGTCCTAGTTCCACATAAGCAATGTGATCCAAACGATAAGACTCCTGATTTGTATAAGTAAATTTCTGATACAAATCAAGGTAGTCCAGAATAGTTACACCAGCAATATCATACGCTAGATTGTCTCTACCTCTTATCTTAATCTCACGCATGTCAACCTTGTTCCAAGGTGACAATGACCTCACGTGTTTATCACTCAACACACGCTCCATCCTGCGACAAATATATGGTATGTCATAGAGGTTACAGTTCCATCCAGTAATAACATCTGGAGTATTCTGTGTCCACCAAGTCAAGAAATCCAAAAGCATTTCCTGCTCAGACCAGAACACACGATACTCAGTGTCACCTGTATCGAACTCTCTAGTACCCCATGTAATTGTCTCCTTTGTGATCACGTTTTTCATCGTGATACACAACATCTCCTCTGCGGATGCTTGTACATCAGGGAAACCATTCTCACATGCAACCTCAATGTCAATCGTAAAGATATTCATCTTGGTCATATCAAATTGAACTTCCGTAGGGAAGCTCTCAGAAATCCACTGATATACAAACCTCTCGTAACCGTGTACCTCTAACCCTTCTACACCATTGTATCTCTCAATGAAGTCTCGTGCTTCTCTAGCACCGTCAAAGTACTGAGGATGAGCATAACGCCCATCCAGAGTACGGAACTTAGACTTCTTCCTTTGATCATTGGCAACGAGATACAACTGTGGACGTATACGTTCACGATATTGCACCTGCTTGTCACCATCATACCCTCTATAGAGGATAGAGTCACCGTAGAGTAGGACGTTGGTGTAGAACTTCATTCAGTCATCATCTTTTTATACTCGTCCACCACTACGGTTGACGGATCCAGTATAGTAAAAACTTGCTCACTTGTCAAGAACAAATATCTCTGATCTGTATGTAAAGGATAGGCAGTTAAGTGACCGTCAACATCAACAGCAAAAACATCTTCCAAAAGGATAGATGGTTCCTCATCCAACTCCTGTAGTTTCCCCACTAGGTACGTTCTCTGGTTGGTGAGTATGATCAACTTCAAGTTTTCCATCAGGTTCCTCCATTGCTTTAACTAATTCAATATATTTTTCCAACACACTAGGGTGTGGATCGTAGATCACAGATACATGCTGCACAGCAGCGATGACTGAATCATTCTTTGCCAAAGGAGCATAAGGATAAAACCTTAACTCAAGATCATTAATCTTCTTTGGACTAGGGGTGGTGGTATCACCTGGTTCCTCAAATAACATTTGAGATTCAGTGTTGTCTATAATTTGAACCGTATATGGTTTCTCAAATACGTAAGCAACAGCACCAGGAGTTTCCTCATCTTTACGGATCTCTTTGAGATCAGCGATTACGTCCTCTCCGTTTGTCATTCTTACGATTTTTACGGTCATAATCTTTCTCCATTAGATAATTAAAAGTACTATACACAATATCACCGAATGCTTTACGACTCGTGATATTCTTTTCATCAGCAAGGGTGTGAACCAATTGCGTTAACTCATCCATATATTCAGTTGGCACGTCAACCGTTAAAGTCTCCGAGTTTTCTGTGTACTTAGGACACAGATTAACATACATGTTCATAAAGAACTCCAAATAAAAAGAGACCCGCACGAGGTCTCTTCAGTTGTTGTATTATATAGGTCAATAATCATCAGTTGTATTGCTCTCCACCCACTCAGCATTGTTTCTACAATAGGCATCAGCATCGATTTGCATATGCCAATGTGTAACAGTGTGCATAATTTGTATGGTAGAGGTTGTAAGCAATAACATCACTGGCATGCACCACAATGGGTGCATCATCACATCACCTGCTTTTCTCATTTGGTTTTTTCTTTCTTTTAATATCTGCGATAGCTTTCTTTATCACAGTGAAAGGAGTGTTAAGTAATTTCATAGATTTTCCTCTTCTGATGATCTGGGATCACTTTTTCAAGATCAATGGTTAGTAATCCATTGTCATAGCGAACGTCACCAACCTCGACATCATCAGATAGATTGAATGATCTATTGAATTGTCGTGCTGCTACTCCTCTATGGGCATAGTCTACACTATTATCTTCTGGATGTCCATCAACGGACTTGATAGTTAGAATATTTGTTTCTGTCGTTACTTCGAAATCTTCTTTCTTCCAACCTGCTAGTGCCATTTCAACACGCCATTTCTCATTTGATTCTTTGACGATATTGTATGGTGGGTATGTTGCTGCCTCTGTGTGTTGATAGAGACGGCTTAGCATGGGTTCGTACCCTACACTATACTTTGAAATTGTATCGAACATGCGATCTAAATCAGACGCATTCCACTTAGTTAGTGAAGTCATTTAGTTCTCCTTATAAAGCGAGTTTGTTATGTGTGGTCCCCGAAGGCAACCACATATATTTATAACACAGGTGTCAAACACCGTCAGTAGTGGTATCCGAAGTTACATTTATTAATCGCTAAATAGAAGTACTTCTACTTAGGGATAATCCTATGAAAAAAGCATTAATGCTTTTTGGAATGATTTTGATGAGTAGTACTGCGGCAAGAGCTGACATTACTCATAGGTTGACTTCTTCAACCCAACTGAATGTTGACGCTGGATATACCCAAGTCCAGAGAATTGGAAATACATATAGTACATCAGGTAATGGTGTTACAACAACTATTACACCGTCAGGTGGTAGTGCAGCGAGTGATCTAGGTGGTATATCTGCTATTAGTACAGCAGGTGTTGCAACCTTTGCTCTACCTGATGCAGTACAGACTACTCAAGGTAATTCATATTCATATACACAGAATATAACAACTGGCGACGCTATCGTAACTACTGCTGCTGATGTAGGTGATGTAAATGGATACTCAACTACCATTTCAACCGCACCTGGATCCGCTGGATCATTAGCTGGAACCATTAGTACTGCTGGTGCCATGGCTTTAACAGCAGGTGGAGCTGGTACTTCGGCTACGGGACAATTTGTATCAGAATTGACCATAAATTAGGATGATATATAACAATGAGGAAGATTATACCTTTTTTGTTACTGTTAGGATGTGCCACTGAAACCCAAGCGGTACCAGTGGTCCCCAACTTTCAGCAGGGCTCGATGACGAGTCATACTGAGACTGAATCTACAGTAACGGAGACGATAAATTCAATTGATTATAGGACAGGATGGGAATACACAGTCAGTGGGGTAGGCATATCCAACGATGGACAAGCACTCAACCCCAACGTGAACACATCAACCGTGACGGTGACACCAGGAACAGCAACAACAGCATCAAACGGAACCACAATAACTGGTACCGTAACAAGTTCGTTCGACTCATTAGATCTATCGGGTCAACCAGCGTTCACAATAACAACGCCAGGCGACGCATTTCAATTCAGTCAGACATACAGCGGACCAGGTATGACGAACCAAACAATAATACAAAGAGTGACAGCAATAAAAAGCGTAACAGACACAACAAGTACGTTTACCCAGTAATAGCAACGGGTCTTGTACTTAATTCTTTACTACCAATTAAAGCATTAGCAGAAGGAGTAGGTGGTGTAAGTGCTACTGCTAATCCTATCGCTAATAGTTCGGGCTCAGTCACGAACCAGGCAATACAAGTTTTACAAGGTCCATACATAACTAATACTTATGGTGGTGGTGTACAGTGTCAAGGTAGTACATTTAACCTCACACCATATGTTCAGTTTGCTGATTCAAGAAAGGATCCTTGGGTCGATTTTTATAATGAACCACAATATAATATGACTGATCTGTCTGGTCGTACTTCAAAGCAGACAGTAACAGTTAAGAACTATCCTTGGGAAGACTGGTATGACACCAGAACAAAAGCAGATGGTAGTAGATGGTTTGAAGATGGAGATGATATACAGGTAGAAATAGATGTAGATGGTCCTGACGGTGTACCTGATGTAGTAGGTAGTGGTGGTACCATGACACCTACATGGATGAAACCAATAAGAACTGATATGAGTGCTAACCAGTCATTTAATGCTGGTCTATCTGCTACTCTATCAATACCATTGAACAGGAAGTTAGTTAAGCAATGCCATCAGGCTGCTGCAGCACAAATAGAAATGCAAACTCAATTGATATCTAACAAGCGGTTAGACTTTGAGATCGCAAGATTAAAAAATTGTGGAGAATTAAAAAAACAGGGTATATTTTTCCACCCTGCCTCTCCTTATCATAGTGTTTGTGCTGATGTTGTAGTAACAACACCAGGTGGTAAGTTATTGCCACATACACATGACTTACCAGAAGTTAAATTTAACGACCCTTCTTCAAGGGAAGTAAACCCTTCTTCTCTCGATACTGATCAGTCCTCTTCTCTTGAAGAGTCGGTTTCCGAGGGGTCTTCCCAATCATCTTCTGAACTTTCGCAATCGCTTTCTTCACCGCAGGCTTTATCACCTTCAGGAGCAAGTCAGCTAGGGGTTTGGCAAGTAGGGCAGATGTCGTCGCCACAGCAGCAATCCCAGCCGTAGTAGTTACAACAGAAGCACTAGGGAGGTATGCGTCCACGAAAGGAACATCCTCCCATTCTTTTATGCATATTTTTTTATCAACACTCAATTTATATCCTTTAACTCGCTCCTTACCACTCTGTGATAGGTCTCCAATCCTCTGTGCATTAGGTTCAGGGCATTCTATTTCCTTCGCTGTTGTAGGGGGTGTGGTAGGGGGTGAAGGTGTATCTATATCAGGTGCATCAACCTCTCCTGTATCTACACCTTCTGGTTCATCCTGATTCTGGTATACTGTCTGCCAACTAAGTTCCCTATAGTCATAGTTAGGTGGTTCATAGTAGGGCATACCACCATCACATAGAACTACATTCTGTTTGGGATCATCATTTACTAATTGATTATTTTTATTACGTGGATTCTTTGCGTTCTCCTTGTTAACTTTAACACAACCAGGCACATTAACTATAGGTGTACCAATTAATGTGGTAACAGGTACCTCAATTGGTTCTGTTGCTGGTGGAGTATTCATCCACGGACGTATATCTGCAATATATTTTGATCTTACTGGTTGTACGTATATATTTCTAACACCATTGTTCCCAATAAAACGAATCCCAGTACCATTAACCTGTAGGTTTGGTATCTGGGGTGTGTTTGTGGTTATATTTGGTATGTTTATACCCATTAACAATCTGATAAGTTGGGGTGTTCACCAGTAGCATAGTATGCTGCTGCATTTTCACCTGCTGACTCACAAGTGTATTCATCTGCTACACCAGGAAATGTGGGATTGAACCCAGATCCAAAGGATCCACCTCCTCCATTGTTCATTCCTAGTCCACACCCCATTAAGAGAAGGGGTGTAAGGAGCAATAGT